TTTTTGCTAATATAATCACGATCATTTTTAATGATACTGATCAATTGTTCTCTTTTTAATCTTTTATATCCACCGATTGATCCTTTTCCACTGGCAGTTGTATAATAAATTGTATGAAATTCTGCAATCTCAATTAATTCATCCCGTGTATACTCATCTAATGGTTTTTCGTATCCTGTGAGTGCCATTACTTGATACCTAATTGGAATTCCGTAATCACCTTAAAGGTCCACCCTCTGTCCTTACAATATTCTCTTGCTGCTTCCCACTTTGATTGATTCTTGGCATACTCATATGCCTCATAGATGTATCCTTTGGTCTGCCTTTTTGGTTTTGGTGGTGGCATCGTTTGCTTATGGGGTTTAATCTCAATCAAATATTTTTTAGTACTTCCATCAGGTTCTTTGACCTTTATATAAGCATCAGGGAAGTATTTGTGAATGCGCCCATCTACCGGGGAACGATAAGGGATGGCAAGTTCTTCGGAAGCATACTCTAAAATATTTTCATTTGTATCGCAATATTTTAGAAACTTAAGTTCCCATAAGGACCGATAGATAATGTTGGTGGGGTCTCCAACATATTTTTCAGGAAATGATGGTTTGAATTTTCCCTTATAAGACATCTAAATACTTATACTAATAAGACTCATAAAGGTATTTAGAGTGTCTAGAGCCCGTAAAATATCAGACATTAAACCATTATTTACTAATTTAGCACAAACTTCACATTATCAGTTAATATTTGGTGGTCTTCCAAGAGAATTGCAAAATTATCTCCTAAAAAGAGGAGTTTCTCCATTTTTTGTTGCTGAATCTGCCGGTCTTTTATGCTATAATGCATCATTACCAACATCTAATCTTGCCACTAAAACCGTTGATGGAAATTTCACCGGAGTTTCTGAAAATTTTGCCTTTGCCAGAACATATGGGGAAATAACTCTGGATTTTTATGTTGATTCAAATTACTTAATGATAAAATTTTTAGAATCTTGGATGGAGTTTATTTCTAGTGGTTCTCATAATCCTATAGGAAACCAATTTGCAGGTCCTGTAAGTCAAGGAGCAGCAAATTACTTTGTAAGAATGCAGTATCCAGAAACTTATAAAACAAGTTTTACTAAAATTATTAAATTTGACAGGAATTATGAGTATTTTAAACAAATTGAATATACTTTTGTTGGACTCTGGCCCGTTGGTATAAGCCCTCCTATAGTTTCTTATAATCAATCAGATGTACTAAAGGTGTCGGCAACTTTTAAATATGATCGTTATATTGCAGGTAGAGCATTAAGTTTGAATAAATTTATTGGTAATGATAATAATAAATCTACAACAACCCCGGATGTTTCATCAGATAATACTCGTGTAACTTATCGAACTGGACAATCTCTTGGGAATGAAAGTGGAGTAAGACCTACAATTACCAATCCAGGAAGCGTGTTTCCTACAGTCTTAAATAACTGAACTAAATATTTTCAATGAAGTTTTTATTGGAGTATTATGCCTTTACCAAAAATTGCAACACCGACATATAGTTTAGAAATACCATCTATCAAAAAAGAAATTAAATATAGACCTTTTCTTGTAAAAGAAGAAAAGATTTTAATTATTGCTATGGAAAGTGAAGACCCAAAGCAAATTGCAGAGGCACTTAAGACCGTAATTGGAAATTGTATTATTACTAGAGGTATTAAAGTAGAAGAATTATCAATTTTTGATATTGAATATATTTTCTTAAATGTTCGTGGAAAATCTGTCGGAGAAGATGTTGATATTCTTTTGACTTGTCCAGATGACGGAACAACTCAAGTTCCAGTAACAGTAAATCTTGATGATATTGCAGTAGTGGTAAAACCAGAACACTCTAGAGATATTAAACTTGATGAAACTTTAATATTAAGGATGAAATATCCTTCTATGAAAGAATTTATTAAAAATAATTTCTCAAACGTTGGTGGTATGAGTGTAGATGATACTTTTGAGATGGTTGTATCTTGTATAGAACAAATTTATTCTGAAGAAGAGTCTTGGTCTGCATCTGATTCTACTAAAAAAGAACTAGAAGAATTCTTAGAGCAATTGACTTCTCAACAATTCAAAGAAATTGAAAAATTCTTTGATACTATGCCTAAACTTTCTCATACGATTTCAATTAAAAATCCCAATACCGGCGTGGAAAGTGATATTACATTGGAGGGACTAACATCTTTTTTCGCCTAGGATTGGCGCACGAAGATCTTGCGTCATATTATAAAACTAATTTTTCTCTGGTTCAACATCATAAATACTCTTTGACAGAACTAGAAAATATGATTCCTTGGGAGAGAGAAATTTATATTAATCTCCTTCATCAGTATATTGAAGAAGAAAATATGAGGAACCAATCTAATGGATAAAGAAAATTCTATATCATCAACTTCTTTAGTTGGTCTTCAAGATCAACTTAATACTGTTCGTTCGGAAATTGTTACGACGAATGTTAATCTTCAAGGTATTGGAAGATTAATACAATCCGATAGCTTACAGGACCAAAGGAAACTTTTAGAAGAAAGAGAGCAGGAAAAAAAACTTTTAGAATTAAAAATTAGACAGGGGCAAGAAAATCAATTAGAACAAAAAGTTTCTACTTCTCTTCGATCTCCATTAATTTCTACAGAAAAAAAATTAAACTCCACATTTGGGAATATTACAAAATCTCTTGGAGCATTATTTGGATTTTTTGGAATTAAAGTTATACAAGGAATTCAATCAAGTGCAAAACTTGGACTTGGAGCACTTAAAGGAATAGGAGATCTTCTTAAGGGTTCTTTTGGATTTATTACTTCTACAATAGGAACATTAAGTAGAGGTTTTACTTCTATATTATCTGGAATCGGAGGAATTACTGGAAAAGTTATTAAATCTTTATCGGCACTTGCTACATCTCCATTTAAAGCAATTGCTGATTTAGTCAAATCATTATTATCAGGACTTAGAACCGCTGCCCCCGTTGCCGCTGCTACTGCTGGTGTATCTGCTGCAGGATCTCTACTACTTAAAGCACTCGGTATTGGTGCCAGAACTTCTACTGCATTAGATGCCGTCAAAAATTTTTGGGAAGGAGATTACGCTACAGGTGCTGTAAATGCCGCAGCAACCTTTGCTCCTTTTTCATTACCAGCTATTGCCCTTAGTGGAATGAAAGCGACTGGAAATGAATTAGATCTTTCTAATATTAATTTTTCTGAAATTGCTAATTCGGCAAGTTCTGCATTTTCTGGACTTATGGAATATGGGTCGAATGCTTTATCTGGGGCTGGATTAAATTTTGATTTTTTAAACAATCCGGCACCAAAAGTAGAAGGGACTGTAGAACAGGGGTCACCAGAACCACAAAATCCTATGATTCCAACCGCTACTACTACTACTACTCAGGCACCAGTAGTACAATCACAAAATCCTATGATTCCAACCACTACTACTCAGGCACCAGTAGCACAATCACAAAATCCTATGATTTCAACCACTGCTACTACTCAGCAGGCACCAGTAGCAGAACCACAAAATCCTATAATTCCTGAACCAAGCCAAGAAATGATTAAAAACTTTGAATTGGCTTTCAAGTACAGAGATACAAATAATACTATGATACGAGGAAGAATTGAGTCTACCTGGAAAAATATGAGCCCAGTAGAGCAACAACAAGCAAAGAAATGGGTAGAATCTAAAGGGTATTCTTGGAGTGTAATGAGATTGCCAGATCCAATTCAAATGCCATCTTCAGCAAAACCAATTTCTCTTCAAGTAATTCCATTTGACCCACAATCACCACCAAAACCGAATCTTGGAACTTTACCAGAACCACCACCAGATGTAGTGGTGCTTGAAAATAATAAAGAGCAACCATCTTCTGTAATTGCAAGAGATTCTCAAACTCTCACAGATGTTCCACTTATTCCTTCCGGAAATACTGACAATTTTTATACATTATATTCACAAGTCAATTATAATGTAGTGTTCTAAAATGGCAATATCATCACCAATCTCTTTGTTAAAATCTACTGCCTCACAAACCACAAAGACAACGAAATCAATTCAAAATACATTAACTGGGGGTTTATCCAGAAAAAGAAATTTAATATCCAGTATCGGACTATTTAAGAATAGACGCCGTGAAGTTGATAAAAGAGAAATTCAAAAAAATATAATTAGTAATCCTACTATTCTTACTAAATCTGGTGGTGCTAGATCCTTATCTCTATCTGATCAAGGTTTAAACATCACAGACAGATTGTTTGGATTTGTTAAGTATCTTACTGCTGGGTGGATATTAGGTAATCTTCCAACTTGGATTAGTTTAGGGGAGCAATTTGCCGGAAGACTTGGGACTGCAGGATCTATCTTAAAAAATTATGGTGATGAAACATTTAATGTAATGAAAAGTATATCGGGTATTTTTGATTCGGCTTTCAAAAATCTTTCTGCATTTGATTTTAGTGATAGTTCTGGATTAATGGAGAACTCTATTGGAGAGTTAACAAAATCTCTTGACGATTTAGGAAAGGGACTATCATCAGCTCTTGATGTTTTGTTTGCTCCGTTTAAAGATGTGCCAGAAATTGGCAAAATTACCGAAGACCCTGATGCATATACTGATCCACCACAGCAACCTCCGCAACAATCTCCTATAGACGGAAAGAACTCTGACTTTTGGACCTTAGTAGCAGTTGCATCTAGGGAAGATGGTGATGCTCAAGGACAAGCAGATGTGGCTCAATCAATTTATAATCGTGCGAGAGCAGGTAATTTTCCGGGAGGAGCAAGTATTAGAAATATAATATTGGAAGATAGGCAGTATCAACCAACTCGTGATTATCCCAAAGTAAATCCAAGTGGAAAGACTAATCCAGAGTGGTTTCAGATTAAAGATGCCGAATCTGCGGCAAAAGCAACTGGATTTAAAGTTTCTGAAATACAAGGTGTTGCCAGAAGTATAATGAATCCTTCCTTACAAAAAAAGGCTGCAGAATTTATTGAAAACAGAACTGATTTTGTGGGGAGATCTTCTACTCCTAGTAAACCATCTACGACAGGTATAGTACAAAGAAATCCTGGTGATAATAAATTTGGGACATTTGTTGGTGCAGGTTCTCAAACATCTGGAACAAAATATAAAGGTCAACCGGCACCTGTTCCCCCTTCTTTCAAGCAAAATCAGTCACCTAATCAAACAGCACCATCGAGACCATCTGGAAATTTTGCTCCTGTAAGTGGAACTAGTGGAGTAAGTATGGGAGATAGACCAGTATCTATTTCATATAGTCCCGTTAAACCTAAGTCCGGTGTTACAATTACTTCGGTAATGGGGCAGAGGGAGGGAAGAGAACATACTGGATATGATTTGGCGGGAAATGCGGGAACACCATTATATGCCTATTTTTCGGGAGTTGTTACTCACGAAAATCGTGTTCCTCCAAAATATGCTGGTGACCGTGAACATGGTGCTGGATATGGATATTGGATTATATGGAAAGATGATGTCTATGGATCATATCATTTCTTTGGGCATATGTTGAAACCTGCTGAAGTTAAAAAAGGACAAAGATTTGAACAAGGTGCTTTATTGGGATACATTGGAAACACTGGTAGATCAACAGGACCACACCTTCACTGGGAAATTTCTAATAGTGTGCCAAAGCCTAATGGTGAGTTCACTTCTCGTGAAGATGTGAAGTCTTGGTTAAAAAATCATCCTTTAAAAGCATCCTCATCATCAACACGAACACAAACTGCATCACAACCAAATCCTCCAAAACCTTCTACTCCTTTAGTTCCCAGTAATCAACAACCTTCTATTCCTAATCAAGAACAGTCAATTGAAATGCAAAATAATGATTATACTATGAATCTTTTACAAGGAATAGTTCAAGAAAGACGAGGTAGACAAATAGTTGTTATTGATGATCGGTCATCAACCGTACAGCAAATGATATCCTCTGGTGGCGACGGTGGGAGTTATATACAAATGAGTTCTGAATATTCTATGTTAAATACCTTTATGAAAAACAAACTATTATTAGATTTAACTTACCTATAAATGTCAATAAAACAATCGGTATTCGAAGAAATAGTTATAGAATCTAATGACAGGTCCAGAAGAGTTGATATTGCTTCTGGATCTGTGATAATTGATTACTATGAAGATATTTTTTCACCGACTATTACTGCTAAAATAAGAGTTGTAAATACCGGAAATACGATTGCCGCTCCAAATACTAAGGATGGGCAAAAACAATCTATTTACAATGGACTTCCCCTAAGAGGTGGGGAGAGAGTTTCTATAAAAATTGCCGGAAATTCATCAACCAATCCTGGACTAGATTTTTCTACAGATTCAAAAACTTATCTTTATGTATCTAGTATTTCTGATATAATTTCTGAAAATAATAGAGAAAGTTTTACATTACACTTAGTATCAAGAGAGGCAATTACGAATGAAACTACAAGAGTTGCAAACAAATATTCATTACCTATAAATGAGTCAGTATCTAAAATTCTTAATGATATCCTAAAAGCAAATAAAATTGGTACGATTGATAAGACATCAAATCGTTATAATTTTATTGGAAATATGAGAAAACCTTTTACAGTCTTAACTTGGTTAGCGGCAAAGGGTGTTCCTTCCTCTGATGAAAATAAGACAAGTTCAGTATCGGGGCAAGGAACTGCGGGATTCTTTTTTTACCAAACTATAGATGGATTTCAATTTAGATCAATTGATTTTCTGAGTTCACAAACTAAAAAAACAACAATTACTTATAGTGAAGCAACTGAATCTTATGGTGTTGATGGTGAAAGATCTGCCGATCAAAATAATTTTAAAATTCTGAATTATAACACAGAAAGAAATCAAAATTTAATTGAAAAACTAAGATTAGGTTCTTATGCCTGCCATAGAGTGTTCTTTAATCCTCTTGATGGAAGAATTACATCTCCTGACAAAACAGATTTTAAAATATCTCAATATGCAGATAAAACAATAAATCTTGGACAAGAAAAACTTAAACTACCAAATATTGATGACAACTCCTCAGTAACTCTTGGAGATATTCCATCTAGAATTATTACCGGAATATTAGATATTGGAACCGTCGAAGAAGAAGTTTCTAGGGATATAAATGCAGACCCCATAGAACACCAATCTCAGGCATTAATGAGATATAATTTTCTATTTACCCAGTCCTTAAATGTGATGATTCCATCTAATACAAATTTAAGAGCAGGTGATAAGATTGAATGTTTGTTCCCTAGAATCACAAGAGGTTCTGCTACGGAATATGATACTGAAACAAGTGGTCTATATATGATTAAAGAACTTTGTCATCATTTTGATGCTAATAACTCATATACATCATTAAAATTAATAAGAGACACTTTTGGAATTAAAAAATAAATGTTAGATCAATCACTACTTCAAAGTCATTTTATTGGTAGAGACGGATTCCGTTGGTGGATAGGGCAGATTGCGCCGGAAGAAGTTCAGAAGCAACTCAATAAAAATGGATGGGGAAATAGACTTAAGGTTCGTATCATAGGATACCATCCGGAAGACGAAACATTATTAAAAAATAAAGATCTACCTTGGGCTCAAGTTCTTCTATCCACATCTGATGGAACTGGAGCATCAAATTACGCAACAAATCATAAGGTAAGACCGGGAGATATTGTATTTGGATTTTTTCTGGACGGAGATAATGCCCAAATCCCCGTTATTGCAGGGTGCTTTGGAAGAACAAGTCAATATACAAATGAAGAATATAAATTTCCATTTGTTCCCTTTACAGGATTTACAACACGAATTGTAAATGATGGTTCCCGAGTAAAACCAGACCAAACGAACGAACAGACAAGAACAACACAAACAACTCCTAGTCCTCTACCACCACAAATTGCAAATAGTATTGGCGCACTTCCTCAGTTTGGTGGAGATGGAGATATAATCCAATTTGCGACATCAAAACCAGGGTCAGCGATGGAAAAGATTGCGACAGAACTGGAAAATGCGATTAAGTATCTACAGGACCTAAAATCATTTCCAAATCTGGCACAAGAATGGATTGATACTAAAGTTGACGAGTTGTGTGAAGAAATATCTAAAAAAATACAAGGAATTACTACAGAAATAGTTTCCGGAGTTGTGAATGGTACTTATGAGAAATTAGAACCAGCTCTACAGCAAGGTGTGGCACAAGTATATGATGCAGCAGCGGCAGCAGTACCAAATAGTAAATCTGGGGCACATTTGGCGGGTGTTGAAGCACAGAAAGCAGCAATTGAACCAGTAAAACAATTACAAAAATTAATTCCTTGTTTGATTTCAAGTATTATAAAGAGTCTTGGAAGTCTTATAAGTGATATGGTCTGTGCCCTATTAAAAAATGTGGCAAACTTTGTATCTTGTGTTATTGATCAATTTCTTGGAGGACTACTCAACGGAATTATTGATTTAATTATAGCAGGAATGTCCACAGTTCTTGGGGCACTTTCTTTACTATTAAGTTTTAGTAATTTTAATCTTGGAAATACCATAAGAGAACTTGCGGAGGGTCTTCTTGGTATTCCATTATCACTCAACTGTGGAGAAGAAGAAACAGATCCGGGTGTAGAAAAATGGACTATTGGTTCTGGACCAACTCAATCCTTACCATTTGATATTAATAATATTTTATCTCTGGCAAACAATGCAAAATCACTCGTAGATACGGTTACCGAGAATCCATTATCACCACTCGAAAGTATTATAGGACCTCTTGATTTCTTATCTCCAAATATTAGTGTTCCAGATTTTAATAGCGTCTTAAGTAACTGCTTTGGTGGAGTACCAACTGTATGCAATCCTCCATCAATTAATATTTTTGGTGGTGGTGGTATTGGGGCATCGGCACTTCCAATCTTTGGTTCAATTAGTGGAGGTACTGGAAGTATTATTGGTGCGATTCTCACATCCGGTGGTTCTGGTTATACTTATCCACCATTTGTATCTATTACTGATAATTGTAGAAAAGGATACGGTGCCGTGGCTGAATCAGTTATCGAGAATGGCAAAGTCGTGGCAATTATAATTAATTCTGATGGTGAGGGTTATACTTTAGGAAATCAACCGCGAGTTGGTGATGTTGGAATTGGAACTGATACTGGTGATGTTGGAATTGGAAATGATACTGGTGGTGCTGGAAGTGGTGTTACACTCACAGACCAACAGAACATCACAATTTCTGAAGTTCTAATCATAAATCCAGGATACAATTATCAACCTGAAGATATTATAACCGACAATTTTGGAAATACATATAATGCTGTAATTAATAATGGTTCAATCTCCAGTATTACACCAATAAATATTACTGACATTACAGATTTGCCAATACTTAGAGTGGTAAGTAAAACTGGTTCTGGAGCAAAATTAAAACCAGTATTTGGATTTAGAACTTCATTCCAAGGCGAAATAAAACAAGTTATTGATTGTGTGGTATAAAAATGGCTAGAGAAGCAAATTGGGAAGAAAGAAGTTATTGGAAACTGGGACCTAACTTCGGAATGGATGTTAAAAATCCACAGTTGGGATCGAATGGTCCTGATGTTTATACTTTGTACGGAGTTACTGGTGATAAGGACATTTGCATACATGGGTTAACTGATGGTAGTGGGATGTTTAAGATTTGTAATGACCGCTCAATTCAAATAATTGCCGGGCAGAATAATTCTGGTGGTGGTGTAGATATTGTAATTGCCGGTAAGAATGGAGATGTAACAATCACTGCAGAAAGAAATGGTAATATCAGAATTCGTGGAAAAAATATAATTATTGATGCCGATGAAAATATCAATCTGACTGCAGGTAGAAATGTAAATATTAAGGCTGGTTCTCGTGTTGTGACTCAATCAAATCAGGCAGATTGCATAGCAAAGACTGGTAACCTAGCACCTAAAGGTACTTCCACTGGTGAAAAAATATTTCCTTCAGATTCTAAATGTGGTGTCGATCTTGTCGAAACCGCTTTTAGTGCAGGTGATACTAATAAATTTATCGGATAAGAAATAAAATGGCAGACAAGACATATCTAAGTAAAGAAATAAACTTTAATAAACCTCCAGTCTGCTGGCAAGGTATTGAAGTTTATCCTGGAAATGGTGCAACTTCTAATCTTTATGGAACTTTGAATGTAATCAAAAATCCAGAAGAAACTATTGTTCCTGATATCAACACTGATGGTAATGTGAATGTTAAGAAGAGTGTGAATGTAGATAAAAATGTTAATGTCAAAGGATTTGTAAATGTTAATAGAAATGTTAATGCGGATGGAGAGGTTTATTCTGGCAAAGGAAAACACAGACTTTCCGCAAAGAAAAACTTTGATATTCCTCACCCAACAAAGGAAGGTTGGAGACTAACTCATAGTTGTCTTGAGGGTCCGGAAGCAGCAGTATATGTTAGGGGAAAATTAATAAATACAAATATAATTAAACTTCCAGAATATTGGGAGAACCTTGTAGATCCAGACACAATTACAATTTCAGTTACTCCAATTGGTTCTTATCAGGATATTGTTATAAAACATTTTGATAGTGTTGAAATTATATTACAATCAAAAGAAAACAATCCTATTAATTGCTTTTACCATGTATTTGGAGAAAGAATAGATACTGAAAAATTAATAGTAGAATATGAAGGAGATATAGAAGATTATCCTGGAGACAATTCTGAAAGATCTATTGTTGGATATCACTACGACAAAAAGGTAATTTAACAACATGGCAGGATTTAGTACTTCCACTTACGCAAAAAAATATTTCGTTTCGGATGAAATAGAGTTCGTAACTGAGAAAGATTTAGAATTTGATATTGAATATAAGATACCAGAAGATATTTTAAGTCTAATAGTTAATGATTTAATTGTCAATAATAGGATTGGAATTGGCACCACCCAACCACAACAAAGATTGGATGTTGCAGGAAGTGTAAAAATAGATGAAAACATTTATGACTCTGTAAATGTTACTGGAAGAAATGGATATCAATTGTCTAGAGATGAGAGTGGTATTCGCTGGATTCCTCTTATTGCTGAGGGTGTATCTATAGGAGTTGGATTTGGTACAATCGTAGGACTTTCCACATATTCGGATGGAATTTTCATTTTAGATGAGGGAGTTCCAATTTATCCGGAATGATAATTATTATCCATAAATATTTTTAACATAAAGAATTAAAATGCCAAATTATTTTTATGTTCAGGACCAGGGAGTATTCATACCAACAAATGATTTAGCACAAGCATTTGCTGCTATAAATTTTGTTCAGACAAATAGTCTAGGTGTTGGAACAGATACTTTAATACCTGTTGTTAATTCCAGTAATCCAAATTGGATTGCGGACATTCGTACACAAGACTTGTGGGGATTTACTGGTGCTGGTAGTTCTGCGTCAATTTATAGACTAACTAATGTTGGTATAGGAACTTCAGTAATTTTTGAAAGATTTCAAGTAGGTCCAAATGGAAGAGATCTTGTAGTTACTACATCTGGATTTACTGGAATAGGTCTTACTAATCCTACGTTTAAATTAGATGTATCAGGAACTTTACATGCTACACAAGGAGTTGAATTTGATGCCACTCTAGATGTTGATGGTGCCACTACTCTTAATAGTACTTTAGATGTTGATGGTAACGTTACTTTTAACAGTACAACTTCATCTACTGATAAAGATACTGGAGCACTGGTTGTTACGGGTGGTGGTGTTGGTATTGAACAAAATCTTAATGTTGGTCAAAATGCCAAAATATTTGGTATAACATCATCAACAACCAAAGATACTGGTGCTCTCATAGTAGATGGTGGTGTTGGTATTGAAGAAAATCTTAATGTTGGTCAAAATGCCAAAATATCTGGTACAACATCATCAACAACCAAAGATACTGGAGCATTAGCAGTAGATGGTGGTGTTGGTATTGAACAAAATCTTAATGTTGGTGGAAATACAAAGTTAATAGGTACTCTAGAGTTAGATTCTTCTTTAATTGATATTAATGGAGAAACTGCTGGACCAGGTGTAGGAAAAACTGATTATAGACTTGCTTCTGTAGGAACTGGCGTATCCTGGAGACCACCTGGAGTAGAAACTCAAAATACAATTTGGGTCACTAAAGATGGCAATGACTCAAATACTGGTTTACTTGAAGGTGATGCAAAGGCAACTGTAGGTAGTGCCGCAGCAGTAGCAGAACCTGGAGACACAATCGTTATTAGACCTGGCGTTTATACTGAAAATAATCCAATTGGTCTTCGCACAGATGTTACGGTAACAGGACAGGATATAAGATTAGTTACTATTCGACCTATGAATGTGACTAAAGATGTTTTTCATGTTAGGCGAGGATGTTTGATTGAAAACATAAACTTTGCTGGATCTAGTGTTTCTATTGCACATACTGGTTGTGGTGCTGTAGCATTTCCATCAACGAATCCGGTAGATTATGCCGTTTCCGGATACATTGCTCCGGGACCAGCAAATGAAGGACCGACTGGTAGATGGAGAAGTCCATATATCAGAAACTGCACTAACTTTATGACGGGCAGTATTGGTATGAAAATCAATGGTGATCATGCCACTGCTTCTACACCCGGCAATGACCTGAAGTGTATGGTATGTGATTCATTCACTCAATATAATGAAAATGGTATTGGTGTTTCAATTACAAATAATGGTTATGCTCAGTTGGTTTCTATTTTTACTATCAATTGTGATATTGGAATTTATTGTGATACTGGCGGATCTTGCGACTTAACAAACTCTAACTCGTCATTCGGTAATTATGGTCTATATGCCGTTGGAATCGGTTCTACAGAGTTTACGGGAACTGTAGGTACTTATCCTCCAACTAGAGGGCAAACAGGTGTTGATGCTGGTAGTGATATTGTTACTTTTGGAAGTATAGGAGGTTCTAGAAGACCTTATGATGGTCAAACATTATTCTTCAAGATAGATTTAGGAAATTATCCAGATGCTGTCGGTAGTGGTGTAATACAACAACCTATGGTTGATATTCAAGAAATTGTAGTCACGAATGGTGGAAGTGGATATAGTGCTTCTGCCCCTCCAACTGTTATTATTCGGGACAGTTCTGATAATTCTCAACAACCAAAAGGTCCACAAGGTATTATTGCAGAACTAAGTCCAACCGTTGATGAAGTCAGTGGTGCAATTACGGCAATTGATGTTGTAAATAGTGGTAGAAATTATCTATCAACACAAAATCTAGAAGTTGTCATTGATGGTGGTAGTGCAACCGCAGAAGTGGTTACCAGACCAATTTATTATGCGGTTGATTCCGCAACGGAAAACTCTGCAGGATTCTCAACGGTTACATTTACGCAATTTATTCCATATCAATTATTTGGTACAGAAGCAGCTTCTTTTAGAAGAATTAGTAGAATTTTAACAAGTTCGCACTCTTTTGAGTATATTGGAACTGGTATTGATATAAATACAGCAACACCCTTTACTGGGGGTGTTCCAATTAAAGCAAACGAAATTGTTGCTTTAGACGGGGCACAAATTCCATTTACAAGTACCGACCAAAAAGGTAACTTTGATATAGGTGAAGGTTTTCAAATCAATCAACCAACATCTACAATTAGGGGAAGAGATTTTAGTAAGGCAATACAAGCAGAAGTTACACCATTAATTCTAGCATTAAGGTAAAATATGGCAGTCGCACCACTTAATAAATTTTTGACAATTGCAGTTCCAGTTGCTCCCGGAGAGCAGACTGTATATACAGCACCTACTGGTGTTTCTGCTATTGTACTTTATGCTCAAGTATCCAATGTTGGAATTGGCGAAACTTATCCAACAGTTACTTTCACGCACAGAAGAAAAAGTACTTCTCAGAGAACTTTTGGAAATACAAGAAACAATAGAATCATAAAAGGTGTTGAAATTCCACCAAATGATTCTTTGGTGATTATTGACGGTAGATTGGTGTTAGAAAGAACTGCCGTTGTTACCGACTCTATTGTGATTCAAGGAGTACAATCGGGAATTGTTTCAGTAACCAACTGTTTGTATAATAATACTACAGGAATCACAACAATCACCACTATTAGTGCTCATAACTTCAATATTGGTGATGAAGTCACAATGAGTGGGTTGGCATTTACTTGTGCTGCTGGAAATTATGGAATTACAACTACAATTTTTCCATCACCACAACAATCATTTACTGTAAGTTCTATTATTGGAAGTGTGGGAACTTCTAAAACCTTTGTAACCAACTCCGGAACAGTTACTGGAATTGCTCATACATATGTAAGTGGGGGTTTGGTGGGACCACTTCAAATGGAATTTATCTGCAGTATTCTAGAAAATAGCACGACCTAATTATGCCAAAGTATCTTTCTGGACGCAGTAAATTAACACGCCAATCTGGGTTATCAGCAGATAGATATAAGTACTTATCTATTGAAAATGCAGAACCAAATCTTGGCGATCCTTTAGTAGGACCTTCTTCAGTTACTGCAAAACCTACTCCTCCAGGACAACAATTTATTATGGTTTCTGTTGAGGGGAGTACTCCTGGAGAAAGATATTGGATTCCCAATCAAGGTGGAATTATTCCAGGATCTATCAGTGTTTTTGATGATAATGTTCTGGTCGGAGCACTAAGTAGCATAACTCAACTTAATTTTGTTGGTGCTGCAATTACAGCATCGGTTTCGATAGCATCTAGTAATCTTGCTACAATCCGAGTATTTTCTCCAGGAAATAATCAAGAAATAATATTTAACACTGCTAATGAATTTTCAACATCCACAAAATTAAAGTTTGACCCATCTAATGGGTTATTAACTGCAGGAGATAGAATTATTGTAGGTGCAGGTGGAACTGTAATTACTACAACTGGTGTTGGTTCTGTAGGAATTGGTACTACGAATCCCACACAAGAACTTCATGTTCAAGGAGATCTTAGACTTACTGGAACAATTTATGATTATACTAACCAACCTGGAACTAACACTCAACTTTTAGTAAAGAATAATTTTGGTGGATTGACTTGGATAGATCAAAGCACAATTAGGGCAGGGGCAGGAGGAACATATCAAAATATTCAATTTCATAATAATGTTGGATTGGTTGATGGTGCTGATAATTTTGTATTTGACGATATCAACAATAGAGTCGGTGTTGGTAGTACTCAACCAAAAGTTTTACTAGATGTTTTAGGAATATCTAGTTTTAAGGGTGGAACAACGATTGATAATCTTAATGTAACTGGTGTCACAACAACTCTAAATCTTTTAGTAACTGGTGTTAGTACAATTGGATTTGTAACGGGGACGAGTGCATTCTTTACAGGAATTGTAACTGCAACTAAGTTTGTTGGTGAATTTAATGTAAGTAATTTATATGTAACTGGTATTTCAACATTCTTACAGAAAGTTAATATCAATAGTGATTTGGGTGTAACTGGACTCACCACAACACAAAATCTTCAGGTTTATCAATCAACTACTCTGAATAGATTAAATGCGACTGGAGTATCAACTTTTACAACCGTTGATATAAATGGTGGTGAAATTGATGTTACTAGAATTGGAACTCAAAATCTGAATGTATCTGGAGTAGCAACTTTTACTTCACAAGTTAATATCAATAACTTAAATGTGACTGGAGTCGGCACATTTGATAATATTAAACTTGATACAAATACTATTAGTACAAATGCTGGAAATCTAATATTAGACTCAAATGCAGGAACAATTCAAATTAATGATGCAATTTATGTAACCGACATAACAGAATCTATAAGTAAAGATACTGGTTCTATTGTTACCGAAGGTGGTGTTGGAATTGAAAAAGATTTATATGTAGGTGGGAAAGTTAATTTGGCAACTTCCGGTGGTATTACTACAACTGGTGGTGATTTATATGTTGGGGGAGATTTATATGTAAGTGATGATATTTTCTATGATGAACTTTTTGTCAGAAATGGATACTTCACAGGAATAGTATCAACAAAAGACTTAAATGTAACCGGAATTGCAACTATAGCAACATTAGGTGTAACTGGACTTACGACTACAAGAAATCTTAAAGTAATTGGTGTCGGTACATTTGATGGATTACTAGATGCTAATGCCGGAGCAACAATTGATAATATTCAAATAGGTATTTCTGGCGATAATGAAATTGATACTTCTACAGGAAACCTAGTAATTGATTCTGCCGGTGGAACCACAACAATTGATGATAATTTAAGCGTCAGTGGTATTTCTACATTTAATGGTAATGTAACTCTAGGGGATGCAACTGCAGATACAGTGACCTTTACTGCTAGAGTTAATTCCAGTGTTCTTCCATCCACTAATGGAACTCTAGATTTGGGTGGAGTTTCTAATCGCTGGAGTACCATCTATGCCACAACATTTAATGGACAATTTATTGGTAATGCCGATACTGCTACTAAATTAGCGATTCCAAGAAACTTTAATATTACTGGAGATGTTGATGCCCCAGCAGTTGCTTTTGATGGAACTGGCGATGTTAATTTAGTTACAACACTAGACAATACTGGAGTAACGGCAGGAACCTATGGATCTTCAACTCAAGTTGGTATTGTAACCGTAGATGCTAAAGGTAGAATCACTGCTGCTTCTAATGTTAGTATTAACTTTGGTCTTGCTACAGTCGAGTCGGCAAATAAATTAACAACACCTAGAAATATTGATATTGATGGAGATGTAATTGGTGTTGGTATTGGAACTACATTTGATGGAAGTCAAAATGTTACTATTCCAACAGTCTTAAGTACTACTGGAGTCACGGCAGGAACCTATGGGTCTTCAACTCAGGTTGGTATTGTAACCGTTGATGCTAAAGGTAGAATTACTTCTGCTTCTAATGTTAGTATTAACTTTGGTCTTGCTACAGTTGCTCAGTCTGATAAGATTAAAACTGTATCCTCAACATCAACAGTATTATATCCAACCTTTGTTGATAGTAATAACACAACTGCTGATTACGAGTCTGTATATACTGATGCAGATATTTCTTATAATGCTACTGATAATTTACTTACTATACCTAAGATAAAACCAACACAAATACAAGATACTGGTGGTGGAACTGGAGCGGATAATTTTGTTCTGACTGCAAATGGTACTGGTGGTTGGACTTGGAAAGTAGCAAACACTGCTAGTGGTTCCGCTGCTATTGGTGGCATTACTGTTCAAGAACAAGGGTCTACGGTAGGAACTGCCGCTGGAATTACTACGGTTAACTTTGTAGGTGATGATATAACAGCAACTGCTTCTGGTTCTATTGCAACTATAACACTAACTACCACCTTTGCAACTACTGCCGGTATATCAACCTTTGCAACTACTGCCGGTATATCAACCTTTGCAACTACTGCCGGTATTGCAACCTTTGCAACTACTGCCGGTATTGCAACCTTTGCAACTACTGCCGGTATTGCAACCTTTGCAACTACTGCCGGTATTGCTACTTATGCAACCAATGCAGGTATTGCTACTTATGCAACCAATGCAGGTATTGCTACTTATGCAACCAATGCAGGTATTGCTACTAATATTATTGGTGGTTCGGCAAATCAAGTTCTCTATAAGAACGCATCGAATGTTGCCACTACTTCTGCTAATTTTACCTTTGATGGAAGTCGTGCCGCACTAGGACCATATGCAGGAAGTACAACATACCTAACTCCAACTACCAATGATCCAGCAAAATATAATGTAGTTGGTCTTGAAATAAAAAATAATGGAGGAACAGGAGAGAATGATGTTGCTGCAATAAGTTTCCATTGCCAAACTCAGTATGGTATGCATATGCATCTTCGTGCTGATGGAATCTTCGGTATTGGTGGATGGAGTGCCCTTGCATGGCGTTGGTATGTTAATATGAATACTGGTACTATGGCTGCTGCTGGTGATATTATCGCATTTGTTTCCGATGAAAGACTCAAAGAAAATATTCAACCTCTTGAAAATGCACTTGATAAGGTTCTTACACTAAATGGATTTACATATAATTTTAATGAGATTGGACAGTCACTTGGTTTTGATGGCACTGTAATTAATATTGGCGTATCGGCACAAAAAGTTCAGGCAGTTCTTCCAGAAGCAGTCAAACCTGCTCCGGTAGATTCTGATTATCTCACAGTTCAGTATGAGAAACTTGTTCCACTATTAATTGAGGCAATTAAAGAACAGCAAGAGACAATAACAAATCTACAAAATAGAATAGAAATCTTAGAAGGTAAGTAAAATGACATTACCTGCAGCATATGCTCCAATCAGTCTGGGTCAAATACAAGGTGAGTTTGGTGGTGATGCTCCTATTTCACTAGGAGAATATTATCGTGGTGGAGCATACACTACTAATAATAATACAAATGTTCCTACGGGTGGAACAATAGCACTGTCAAATTTTTATTCAGCATGGCGTGGCATACTAGTGACAATGGGATACTCTAGAGACGCAAATCTTCAAAATTACTTTTACTTATCTGCTAATGGGTTTCCAACTGTTACTCTCACTGCCCCATCTAATGGAACTTTTAATATTGACTCTTATATTGCACCAAACGTAACCTATACAATTACGTCAAATACGGGCAATATTATACAAGGGTATGATTTTATA